ATAATATAAGTTGATATGGATAATTGTGTCTGTATCAGCGTAGGTGTAGGCATGTTACAAATGCAGAGTAATTTTGTAAACGTCAACACTAACAAATGTTAGAAATATCAGAGTAATCAGAAGGATTGAAAATGGCAGAAATCAATTTTGGTAAGAGCATCACGCTTAAACAAGCGGCAAACCTTATCCGCACAAACCCAACGACTCGGTTCTTGTTGCAAGGCGAGCCCGGGATTGGGAAGTCCTCCCTACTAGAGAATATCGCCGACTCCCTCGGCTTTGAGTATGCCTATATCGACGTACCCAATATGGACTTGGGCGATATCGCAATGCCTGTGATCGACCACGACTCCAAGACCACACGCTACTACCCCAATGCACGTTTTCGTATCCATGAGAACAAGCCATTGGTCATCATGCTCGATGAGTTCACGAAGGGTGCTGACCCTGTGAAGAACATGCTTCACCCTATGCTTGAGAAGGCAAACCCACGACTCGGTGACATACCCCTGACCGCTAATACCATAGTGTTCTTAACAGGCAACCTAACGACCGATGGGGTGGGCGACTCCCTCAAAGCGCATAGCCGTAACCGACTAGTCCCAGTAACTATTGCCAAACCCGATGCCGAGCAGTGGATTGAGTGGGCTATTGGTAAGGGACTCGAAGCCGAGGTGATTGCATGGGTGAATCGATTCCCTCACGTACTCGCAAGCTATACCGATGCGGCACAAGGTGACAACCCATACATCTACAACCCACGCAAGGCTCAGCATGCGTTCGTATCACCACGCTCATTGGAGACAGCATCGAACATTGTACAGACCCGCAAGCAGAACGACCCTGATTCGGTGATTGCCGCTTTGACCGGTGCGATTGGTGAATCGGGTGCTAGAGATATGCAAGCGTACATTGAGTTCTCAGATCAACTGCCCACATGGGAAGCCACGATCAAAGAGCCAAAGACTACGACTGTACCCACAAGTCCGGGCGCATGTGCCATTGTGGTGTTCGGTGCTATCTCTCGGATTACGAAAGACACCATTAGTCCATTCATGGATTACTTGTCTCGATTCGATGCCGAGTGGCAAGCCGTGTTCGCTATCAACATTGCCAAGAACCCTGCGAAGCAGAGTATCGCTTTCTCAAGCAATGCGTTCAAGGACTGGGTCGTTAAGAACCAAGACCTACTGTGAGATACCTAACAAATGTTAGAAGGACTAAACGGAATGAGCGCATCAGACTTCAGAAGGTACATCACCCAATGGGTAACAGAGCATGACAAGTGCGGCAAAACTGCGGAGAGCATAAAGATTGTTGGGTATTGCGTACGTGACACAGATTCTTTCGAATGGACAACTGTGTTCGAGCATGCCGACAAGGTTGTGTGCGAGAAGGTAGCAAACATACTTAACGAAGGAGAAGGTAATGGGATACAGAAGTGATGTTATGGCGGTGTTCTACACCTACGACCCTACGGAGTACCCTGCAATGAAGCTATTCATTGACGAGAACGTGCCTGAGTTCTTCAGGGGTGACGAGTACATGCGGTTGTTTAGTGGTGGTATGCCTAAACACGTACAGGGTATTAAGTTCACCATGAATGGGATGAAGTGGTATCCATCGTACCCCGATGTACAGGGGTTCGAGCAAGCGATCGAGAAGTTTGAGAAGCTCAGCGATGGTGGAGATAAGTGGATGTGGGAGTTTGTGCGTCTAGGAGAGGAGGTGGAAGACGTAGAGGAGAGATGTGGTGGGGAAGCCGAGGGCTTACTGTATGTGAATAGAAGTATTGAGTGTGATTTTTAAACAACGAAAGGTAACAAATGTTAGAAGAACGTAAGGTACAGAAGGCGAAGATTACATTGATGCGTGACCCGAGGTTCGCCCTTTGGTCTGGTATCTTGATGGTTGGGCGTACGAGTGTAGTGGATAACATCCCAACTGCATGCACCAACGGAAGAGACGAGAAGTATGGTCGTAAGTTCGTGGCTATGCTCAAAGAGCCTGAGTTGAATTTCGTGGTACTCCATGAGAATCTGCACAAGGCTTTCCGTCACTTGACTACATGGCGTAAGTTGCATGACGAGAATCATTCGCTGGCAAATGCGGCTTGTGACTACGTGATTAACCTCAAGCTCAAAGACCTCGATCCTAGCGAGCGTGTCATTGCCATGCCACGTTGGGCAGATGGTGAGTTGAAGGGTAAGCCGATGGGCTTGATCGATGAGAAGTATCGTGGACTCAATGCCAAGCAAGTGTTCGACCTACTCAAAGAGGAGGAGAAGAGTGGTGGATCTGGCAAAGGTGAAGGCGAAGGCAATGGCTCAGGTGAGGGCGAAGGTGGTACAGGTACGAGCCAAGGTCAAGGTCAGGGCGGGTTCGATGACCACGATTGGGATGGTGCGAAGGAGATGACCGAGGAGGAGAAGAAGGTTCTCGAGCGTGAGATCGATCAGGCTATTCGCCAAGGAGTAATGGCGCATCAAAAGATAGCGGGAACTGGTGGAGGTGATCTCGATCGGGACTTACTCGAGTTGCTCGAACCCAAGGTCGACTGGCGTGAAATGTTGCGTGATTTCGTGAAGGCTACGTGTAGCGCAAAAGATACATCGTCATGGCGTAGGGTGAATCGTAGGTTCTTGTCTATGGGTACGTACATGCCTAGCCTGATCGGTGAGAAGGTTGGTCACTTGGTTATTGCTGTGGATACGTCAGGGTCAGTAGGTCAGGAAGAGCTGTCGGGATTCCTAACAGAAGTTAGGGGCATCGCAGAAGAAGTTAAACCTAGCCAAGTGGACTTGATCTATTGGGATAGCCGAGTAGCCGCACACGAAGAGTACACCGAGAGCGATGTATCTAACATCATCAATTCTACTAAACCTAGAGGCGGTGGTGGTACTTCACCCTCATGTGTATCTGAGTATCTAAAAGAGAAACGTATCGAGCCCGAGTGCATCATCGTTCTAACCGATGGGTACGTGGGTAATGATTGGGGTCGTGATTGGACTGCCCCTGTACTGTGGGCGATCGTAGGAGGAAACGATTGTGTTGCAGACAACGGTAAAACGATTCTTGTCAAGGATTAAATGGTGGTGGTTCATAACAAATGTTAGGAGGTATCAGATGGTAGTAGTTGACATTGGATATAAGAAGTTAGTGATGAGCAAAGACAAGGCAATGCTGTTGGTCGAGTGCCTTGAGAGTGCTGACGTATACGAAGAGAAGTGGTGGAGTGATGACGTGCGCAAAGAGAAAGGGATGGATAGCACTTACACCTACCACGTGTATCCGAACGAGGCATCGTTCAACATGAAGATCGTTAGTGACACACATTATCAAATGGCTAGATTAGCCGGAAAACCAATTAAGGAATAATCATGAGTATTAGTGCATCAGCAGTATTAGTAGAGTTGAACATCAGCGTTTGGCCCGCCGCAAAGATCGATCGTGAAATCACGAGCCAAGTCAATGCAAGCGCATCAGCACACAAAGATGCGTCACAGACCAAGAAGAATCTGTTTGCGGGTACAAGCCTACGAGCAGACATTGAGAAGTTTGCCGCAAGGGTTCGTCTTTACAACAACCAACACACCTTACCTTGGGCAGACAAGGGTGAGCGCATGTTGCCGACCAAGTTGTTCATGGACTACAAGCAGACCATGAATGGGTACGAGCGTACGTTTGACATGTTGTGCGATAACTTCTTTGATGAGTACGAAAGGTTGGTTGACGAAGCCAAAGTGAATCTAGGTTCTATGTACAAGGCAGAGGACTACCCCGACCTAACAGATGTTAGGACTAAGTTCAGCTTTAAGCGTAGTGTGAAACCTTTACCCGAAGCTGGTGACTTTCGCCTAGACATACCTGCGCATGACCTAGAGGAGATGAGGTCAGCGTATGAAGTTCAATACTCGGAGAAGCTAGCCGATGCAATGCGTACACCATGGGAACGCCTCCATGAAGTTCTCTTGGGTATGTCCAAGAAGTTGGGAGATACAAGTGACAACAAGAAGCGGTATCACGACTCATTGATTACCAACCCATTGGAGTTGTGTGAGTTGTTGACGAAGCTGAACGTGACTAACGACCCCAAGTTAGAGGATGCACGTAGGCAAGTAGAGCTAGCTATGCTTGGTGCTGACATTGAAGAGGTCAAGGATAGCCCGTTGGTTCGTGAGAATCTAAAGTCTAAGGTCGATGCGATCTTGGGTAAGTTTGAGTGGTAATTTATAACATTTGTTAGGAGTAAGTGAATATGTCTATGAATACATTGAGTTTGAGTAACGTAGTTGTTGGTGAAGACTTGCAGAAGACTATGGACAAGGAGGGGTTTAAGTTGTCAGGCGTGTACGGGATGCTTGACCCTGTGGTTAGCCGACTGGCTTCATTGAATCCATTGTGGACTTTTGTTATCAATAACAGTGGTTTGGGTACAGGTAACAACCGAGTGGCATCAGGATTTCAAGTCAAGCTAGATGGTGAAGAGCTAGGGTCTATCGGGTTGAGTTACATGGGTCAACGCGGAAAGGTTATCGCTATCTGTAACGATCGTATTGGTAAGGGTAGGCAACGTACTGATTCGTATCGCACTGTGGATGCGGATAAAGCTATCCTCATGGCGAAGAAGATGTTTGGCAAGATGAACCCCAATGAGCGTATCAGTAAGGCTAAAGATGCGGCGGAACGTGTAGTGTCTCGAGCAAGCTGGAACAAAGAGCGTGATCGTACCTTGCACCAAGGCAATATTAAAAATGAGATGTTGGTATGGGCTGAGACTAAAGGTAATGCTTTGTTCATGGAATACCTAAAGGTGGAAGCAATACCCTCGCTTAGACACAAAGTTACTACCTCTATGGAAAAGGTAGAGTTACTCGATACCGAAATGAAGACTATCGAGAGAGTGCAACAGGACTTCAGTAAGAATAAAACCGCATTGGTGGTTAAAGATACAGGTAAGTACCTAGTCAAAATAGGTGACAAAGTTGATCTGTACGATGATAATACGCTCCCCGTGGATATGCGTATGAAGATAGGTATGCTTAAACTTGTGGAGGATGAGCATTACCTTACCGATATAGGTTGCAAGGTATCGAGTGAGATATTTGTGTTGTTGGTCGATCTAACAAATGTTAGCGAAGGAGTATGAAATGAACGAAGAAATTAAATATAGCTCAAGGGCTATCCCCCTACGGGGGTGTAACGACCCCAAGTTTAAATATTTTAGCGCCGCCAATACCGATATACGCAGAACATGGCGTAAGGCGCGCTTGCTTATACGCATCACCAAAGGGGCAGCATATGAAAGCCGTACTTGAGTTCACGTACCCACAAGACGAGGGCAAGCTCAAGCATGCGCTAAGAGGTGAAGAGTATTACCTAGCATTGGTTGAGATTGATAGGGCGCTAACAAGTTCGGACAGAGATGACATGCTGTTTAAGGTTAACCGAATACTAGAAAGAATATTAGAGGAGTAAATAAATGCCAAGACCTAAACCGCCTGAACCTATAACGTTCAGAAACATACGAATGTCTGATAGACAGTGGATTATTTTTAATCACTTTGGTGGTGCGCAGTGGCTACGTGAGTTTTTAGAAAAGAAAGACCCATTTCCTAAAAAGTATTACGAAGGATTAAAAAATGACAACAGGAATTGAATACCTAAAACCGGAACAAAAAAAGAAAGGGCGGGGGTTTGGTAAGAAACCCGCACTATTCTGTACGAGCTTGCGTCTAACAAAGGATGTGATGGATTACTTCAACACAAACTATGCGTATACAAAGCAAGCCAAAATGAGAGAAGTTCTTACCGAGTACGTTAACAATCAAACAGGAAATAAATCATGATTCAATTAGCAACAATACCAAAGTCAACCAAGTCAGCACAAATACGTGACTACGTTGCGGCAAACCCAAAAGCTAAGTCAGCAGACGTAGCCGAGGCGGTAGGCGTAACCCCTGCGTATGTAGCCACAGTAATGTGGAACGCAAAGAAGAAAGCCAAGATAGCGAAGAAAGTTGGGGGGATGCAAAAGAAGAAAGCCATGACCGACAAATCTAATTGGAAGACGATTGCGTTTGCTTCATCGGACATTCCTTTTTATAAGGATTCAGTTATAGATACGACACCCAAACGTATGGCACAACTTGCGTATGAAGCGGGTGTAGCAAAAGCAAAATTGCGTATGCAAGGACAACGCCAGATCGAAATGTTTGAGCCTAAGCCCGACCCAGTTAATCACCCTACTCATTACAAAGTAGGTGGGATAGAGACGATCGACTTTATCGAAGCTAAGAAGCTTGGGTACAACCTCGGCAATGTAGTGAAGTATCTGACTCGTGCCGACCACAAAGGCAACAAGTTGGAAGACTTACGCAAAGCTCAGTGGTATCTGACACGTGAGATCAATTCGCTCAAGTGACACCTAACATTTGTTAGAACTAAGCCCGCCTAGTGCGGGCTTTTTTTCGTCTGTACTATTGACAAAGTAAAAAGTTATGCTATCATAAAGACTTGAAAAACTTTTTGGAGTATCAGATGAGTGAACGAATGGACAACGCACTTGCCCTCGCTGACAAGTGTTGGTCAAAAGCAAGCGGAACAAACCCCGAGTTTGTTGAGCGCTACCTAGAGTTAGCAGAAGAGTTGCTAGTGTCAAAGCCCGTTGTTCTTGGTGATGAATTCCGAGAGTACTGCGGCAAGAAACTTTTATTCCGACCCAAAGAACTGCACCCTAACGTATGGGTATCAGGCGTACGCGCTCTGAGTACGCTCGGATGGATTGCCCACAATGGTTACACGACACCGACCAAGTCACACAACCACATGCCCTCGGTCTCAGTATGGAAGAGCATGATCTATGGCAACGACACCTGAAGCCAAGGTCAAGGCAAAGATCAAGGCTATCTTAAAAGCTCACAACGTCTACTACGCTATGCCTATTGGTACTGGCTACGGCAATAGCGGTGTGCCTGACTTCCTGTGTTGCGTGAACGGCAAGTTCCTAGCGATCGAAGCCAAGGCGGGTAAGGGTCAAGCAACCGCGCTACAACTAAAGAATCTAGAAGCGATCAACGCATCGGGTGGGTATACGTGCATCATTCGTGAAGACAACCTCGAATACCTAACAAATGTTATAGCGGAGTGCATGCAGTGAACATATTAACAATAGACTTTGAGACATATTATTCTCGGGAGTTCAGCCTAACAAAAGTTACCACGGAGGAATACATTCGTAGCCCTGAGTTCGAGGCTATTGGCGTAGCTGTACAGGTAGACGATGGTGAGCCCGAGTGGTTCAGCGGCGATGGTGAATCGTTGCACCAGTTCCTCACCCGATACGATTGGGCTAACTCTTTGGCGTTAGCGCACAACGCCCCGTTCGATGGTGCAATTTTGAAGTGGGTCTACGGACTTAGCCCCAAAGGTTGGCTTGATACTTTGTCTATGGGTAGAGCGCTACATGGTACGGAGGTAGGCGGTAGCTTAAAGGTTCTGGCCCAACACTACGCCCTTGGTGAGAAGGGTACAGAGGTTGAGAACGCCTTGGGGTTACATCGTGCCGATTTCAGCCCCGCGCAGTTAGAGCGTTATGGTGATTACTGTAAGAACGATGTTGCACTTACATGGGAATTGTTTGGGCAGATGAGCAAGGGTTTTCCCAAGGTTGAGTTACGCCTGATTGATCTGACTGTGCGTATGTTCACCGAGCCAGTATTGCGGTTGCATAAGGGGGATTTAATATCGCACCTAGCAAATGTCCAATACACAAAAGAGATAGCGCAAGGCGCGTTTGCTAAAGAAGACTTGATGAGCAACCCAAGGTTTGCCGCTTTGTTGGAAGAACTTAACGTCAAGCCACCGATGAAGGTCAGCCCCGCCACAGGTAAGCAAACTTTTGCGTTCTCTAAGACAG